TCCAATATCAATCTGCAGAACATGCCTAAACGAGGCTTTCCGATCCGCAAGGCTATGATTAGTAGGTTTGAACACGGTACGATAATTGAAGCTGATTATTCCGGGCTTGAGGTAGTCGTGGCGGGGGAACTGAGCCAGGATAAACAGATTATTGCGGATGTGCAAAGCGGCAAAGATCTGCACAAACAGACCGCCTGTATAATCAATCAGTGTGAGGTTTCCGCTGTCAGTAAAGAGATGAGACAATCCGCAAAAGCATTTAGTTTCGCCCCTCTTTATGGGGGAACTGGAGGAGGTCAGAAGGATCATATAAAGAACTATTTCACAGAGTTCTTCAATATTTACAGTGGCTTGAAGGCATATCATAAGAAGCTCACTGATGGCGTTTTGTTGGATGGTCATATCCAGACCCCGTCCGGTCGGCAGTTCTGCTGGGAGGATGCGAAGCGGCTCGGAAACGGGCGCATAACCAACCACACTCAGTGCGTAAATTATCCTGTCCAATCGTTTGCAACTGCGGATGTAGTGCCGCTGTCTTGCATCCGGGCATTAAGACGCTTCAGGGAATTAAGCCTACAATCTAAGCTTGTGCTTACCGTGCATGATTCAATCGTAGTAGACTGCCATCCTGATGAGCGGGAACCGGTTCTAGGCGCATTAAGATGGGCTATGACCGAGGTTGTTGATGAGATCACTGAGCGTTGGAATTATACGTTCACTTTGCCGCTAGAAATAGAGATTTCTGAGGGCAAAAACTGGCTAGATCAGGTTGAGTTGGATTGACACTACGCTACCAACTATGCCATACTACAAGCTCACTAATAGAATTATTATAAGGATTCAGGATGACTGATCTGATAAATGCCGAAGCCGCTCTCACCCCCGAAATGGAAGCGTCTTACGCAGCATTAGCCGCCTCGCTAGGGGCTGGCCCGAATAAAAGTACAAGCACTCTTGCCCGGTTTCCGGTGCTTTCAATTATGAGCAATGAGGATGACATGCAGGGCAATGCAATCAAGCCTGATCCAAGAGGGAAATTTTATCTCAAAGGATCAGAGAAGCTTGCGTTTGCAGTGAAGGCAACCTTCAGACCACTCTCTCATCATTATCAATTTATACACTTTGATGACAGCGGTCTGGTCAATAAAAGTCGAGCGGTTATCGAATTAAAAGAAGAAGCCCGTGACATGCTTGGCACAATCAAATGTGGGAGACCTGCCTGGACAGCTATTCTAGAAATGGATCGTGAGGAAAAGAAGCGTTGGCGGGATATGCAATTTCGGCAGGTCCGGGGCTTGGTCACAATGAGCGGCAAGACTGCGGATGGTGAAGAGGTCGTGTATCAAAACACGCCCTGTATGCTGCAGCTTCGCAATTCCAATTACGGTGGATTTAAGAATTCGGTGCAGGACAGAGTTCCGGTTGGTCGAAACCTGTTCGATTTTAATGTGGAGTTGTCCAGCGAACGAAACGTAAACGGCAGCGTGAAGTGGTATACTTTTAACTACAAACCTGACTTTGCGAACCCGATACCTCCAACGATGGAGCTTTTCGAAACTCTGCAGATGATCAAGGACATGGTTGATAAAGAGAACGAGTATGTAGATGAGGCTTACTACAAGGCAATATCAGCCGGTAGCATTGATGCCCAAGCGATAGCAGCTATTGCACAAGTCGAGGATAGTCTGGACGATGACCTGACTGATGCTGCGTAATGAGCATCATTCACGATCTTTCAAATGAGCAATACCATTCAACTGCGGGTATTAGCTCCTCCGCAATTAAAACAGTCTTTAAGAAGTCGGTAGCCCATTGGAAGGGCCAGAAGATTACCAAGACTTTGGCTTTTGAAATGGGTAGCGCCGTTCATGCCCTGTTGCTTGAAGAATCTCGTGATTTAGTCGTGAAAGGGCCAAAAACCCGTGTTTCTAAAGCCTTCAAAGAGCTGGAATCTAAGTTAACGCCTGATCAGGTAATCCTCCGTGAAGTTGAGTATAACGTAGCTCAATGCATGGTAAGGTCGGTCTTGAATAATCCGGTCTGCAAAGCGGCACTGCGGCATAAAGATCGACTAAATGAAGTCTCCCTATTTGCAGACTGTCCTCGCACCGGATTAGCACTCCGGGCAAGACCAGATCTTGCAATACTAACCGAAGGCACGTTGTATGACGTAAAAACAACTCAAGACTGCACTCCCAAAGGATTTGCATCCGAAACGTTCCGGTATGCGTATCATATACAAGCAGCCGCATATATTTTCATCGCACAACTCTGCGGCTGGGATGTAACCCGCTTCAAGTTTATTTGTGTCGAGAAGGCAGCACCATACGCCAGCCATATGTTCGAGGTCAGCCCCGAATTGCTAGCTAAAGCCACCGAGCAAATGCACCATACTCTGGACATTATTGCCGCCGCTCAAAAGAGCGGCAACTACGGCACGGGCTGGGGTGACTGTACAACTTTAGAACTACCTGTATGGCTATAACAACTTCGTCGGCCAAGCAAAAAGGCCGTAAGCATCAGCAATGGGTGCGGGATTCAATTCTCGCCCTATTCCCCACAACCTTAAAGAGTGATGATATTCGCTCAACAAGCATGGGTTGTGGTGGAGAGGATGTGACCATGTCTCCGCTAGCCCGAAGCATGTTTCCGTATTCTGTCGAATGCAAGGCTCACAAGTCCTTTGCCATCTACAAAGTATTGGAACAGGCTGCCAGCAATTGCCCCAAAAATGCAGAACCTATCGCAATAATTAAGGCAGATCGTCAGAAGCCTCTGGTTGTTGTGGATGCCGAGCATTTCTTTGGATTGGTGAAGAGTAAGACAACCCAGAATTGGTAAAGAGTAGGACATCCAATGTCAGACGATGATTATCCCGCTAATACCGTATCCCTGATCCTAGAGATCAAGGATGACGGCCATGTGCAAGTCACGCTTATCGGCAGTGTTGGCGAAGGCATGGATGAGGAAGATTCCGACTACTACATGAATATGATGTCTGGACTGCAGGAGAGCCTGCCGCTTTTAGCAGACCATTTTGCAGAAGTCGGAAGCAAGACCCGTGAATTGGAATTTATGCAAGAGCAAGAGGAGGGAGACATCTGCTTCGAGCCAGATGATGAACTGCTTGAAGCCATTGAAGATAAGAAAATCATTGAATTTAAAAAGAGACTAAATTGATGCATCTTTTTGATAAAAGCGACATGAAACCCAATCCAGATTTAGACACAAAGATGGTCGAAAGACCCCCGCACTACAATCAAGCAAAAGTAGAATGCATCGATGCAATGGAAGCTATGGCTCAAGGTACGGATTTAACTCCGCACCAAGCTTATTGCTGGCAGAATTCTTTCAAATACCTCTGGCGGTTTCCTTACAAGCACAAGTTTGCGGCGGGACAAATACAAGATCTAAAAAAGTGTCGTTATTATCTCGACCGACTGATTGCCAAGATCGAAGAGGCCCAAGAATGATAGATAATCCGACCTCGCATCTTAAAACGCCTTTGGAAATGGTTCAAGAATTCGCCATGGCTATGAGCCAGCCTCTTGGGGAAACTTGGTATGCCAGCCACCAGCTTGAGGACATGCGCTTTCGCCTAATCCGAGAAGAATACGGCGAGATTAGCGACGAAAGTGACAAGGGTACTGACCCGGCTGCAATGCTTAAAGAATTAGCCGATATGGTGGTCGTTATCTACGGCTATGCAGCCACATACGGCTGGGATCTGGATGAGGCTTTAAGGCGAGTTCACGCAAGCAACATGAGCAAATTTGGCGTGGACGGTAAGCCGCTCAAACGCCCGGACGGCAAGGTCTTAAAAGGGCCAAACTACAAAAAACCAAACTTACAAGATTTAGTTGAGGCAGCGTAATATGATAAAAAACGAGTACGGTCCCACACTCCCAATCTCTGAAGAAATTCATGCAATGAAATATCGCTCTGAGGGCGAGACTTTTACTGAAGCTATGACACGGGTTGCTGAAGCTCTTAAAGATGATGAGGGCCATTTTAACAACTTTAGAACCATTCTATATAATCAACGATTTCTTCCTGCTGGCCGTGTTCAGAGCGCAATGGGTGCGCCTCGGAGGGTGACCCCATACAATTGCTTCGTGTCAGGAACTATCGAAGATAGCATGGATGGGATCATGAACGCTGCCAGAGATGCTGCAAAGACTATGCAGCTAGGCGGTGGCATTGGCTATGACTTCTCCACACTTCGACCGCACGGTGCTTTGATTCGAAGTTTAGAAAGCCGCTCTAGTGGCCCTCTCAGTTTCATGGGCATCTTTGACAGCGTGTGCAAAACGATTGCCTCGGCGGGTCACAGACGTGGCGCTCAGATGGGCGTTTTAAGGGTGGATCATCCTGATATTGAGCGCTTCATCAGGGCTAAGAATAATTCAACCGATTTAACTCAGTTTAATATCTCTGTGGGTGTCACAGATGCGTTCATGGAAGCCGTCAAGTCTGATAGTGACTTTGATTTAGTGTTTGAAGGCACAGTGTATCAGACTGTGTCTGCTGTCGCCCTTTGGGATGATATCCTCAGATCAACTTGGGATTGGGCAGAACCTGGTATCCTGTTCATAGACAGAATTAATCGTAAAAATAACCTGCATTACTGTGAGCATATTGCTGCAACAAATCCCTGCGGTGAACAGCCTTTGCCGCCGTATGGGGCATGTTTGCTGGGATCATTTAATCTCACAAAATACATCGCCATGATGCCTAACGGCAAATATGCTTTCAACATGAACATGCTCAAAAACGACATTCCGCATGTGGTCAGAGCAATGGACAATGTCGTGGATCGTGCGACTTACCCACTGCCTGAACAAGAAAAGCAAGCCAAAGATACCCGGCGCATGGGATTGGGTGTGACAGGCGTAGCCAATGCGATTGAAGCAATGGGCTATGACTATGGATCACCCGACTTCATCAGTTGGTTCGAGCAAATCATGACCGCCATTCGTGATGGGTGCTACATGACCAGCATATCCCTCGCAGTCGAGAAAGGTAAATTCCCGCTATATGATGATCGTTTCTTGGATTCAGAATTTGCCCAAACTTTACCAGCGAGTATCCGTGAGCTTATCAAGACTCATGGCATCCGTAATTCGCATCTGCTGTCGGTCGCACCAACCGGAACCATCAGTCTATCTGCAGACAATGTCTCCTCTGGCATCGAACCCGTCTTCAGCCACACATACGACAGAACAATCCAAACCTTCGACGGGCCACGGGTCGAAACAGTCGAAGACTACGCATACAGGGAATTTGGAGTAAAAGGCAAAACGGCAGATGAACTGTCAGTCTTTGATCACGTTAAAGTTCTCAATGTTGCAAGTAAATACGTCGATAGCGCATGCAGTAAGACCTGCAATGTCGGTGATGAAGTCAACTGGGAAGACTTCAAGAGAGTCTACATGGCAGCATACGAAGGCGGTTCATCAGGCTGCACTACGTTCCGGGCATCAGGCAAGCGGTATGGAATTCTAAATGCCTCAACCAGCGAGGATGTTGTCGAGGCTCCTGCAATTGAAGATCATGACTTTGTTGAGGAGAGTGGAGCTTGCTACTTTGAACCCGCCACCGGCCTTCGAAAGTGCGAATAAATGCGAAGCGTTTCAGGAGGGGTTTGACGCTTTTTACCTAGACAAATCAGGATGCCCTTATCGTCCGACATCCCATTATTACAGGGAGTGGTGCCGGGGATTTACTATGGCATTCTTCAAAAACAAAGACGAGCATGTACAAAGTATTCCAGAAAGATGTCTTCGATCTGCATGACGATCCCGCTCGTTCAGCGGCTAAACAATTTTGGGAAAGGTTAGGATATGACTGCAAAGATAACCCCGACGAATTCGGTGTGGACCTCCTGGTCTCTGGCAAAGGTAAGAAGTTCGTTCTTGAGGTGGAAGTTAAAAATGGTTGGCACGGAACTACATTTCATTTCGATTCCTTGCACCTACCCGCCCGGAAAGCCAAATTCTTAAACAGGTCGATTAAGTTTATGATCTTCAATTGCAGCCTTACGCATGCCGCTGTGGTTGGTCATTCTGCAGTGGTCAATGCCCCAGTGATCGAAGTGCCAAATATCTATGTAGCCAAAGGAGAACGGTTCTTTGATATTCCGCTTTCAGCAATACATTTTGTGCCGATTTTGAATCAAAACAGCCTATGAGTTCTTGACCCACAGGCTGTAAAAATGTATTCATGTAGATGAAAAGTGCGTATGCCTTTTCAGGTTTAGCAACTAGAAGCCCTCAGATTTCGGTCTGGGGGTTTTGTTTTATCTAACGAGTAGATTCCAATTCCTTTTCTCCTCGTTGGGTATCCAATGCGCTTTCAAATCCAGTAATTGGTGCGCCAGTATTTGGGTAAGTAGGCTCTAAATTGGGGTCAGACATAAGACCTGTCCTCCCTTCTTTGTCGCCTCTAAAGCGGCGTATTGAGGCTTCTTCTTCAGCACGGCCTACCATAGATGAAGCCCTGTAGTCGGGATCGAATTTAGCTGATGTCGTAATATCCGGTGTAAATTCTACATAGCCATCGTCTGCAGTAATTTCTTCCGCTGCATTTTCCGCTGCATCTTCCGGTAATGCACTTTGCATTTGGGCATCTACATCGTCTCCTGCACCCAAATACAAGCCACG